CCTGCTGGCACCGTACGTGTGGATGTCAGTGATGTCTACGATTGGTATAAACTAGGACAGCATATCAGTAACTTGAAAGGTCTAGGTAAGCATGACTTTGGTCAAGGGCCTCCCAGCGCTATTATTAACTTTGGCAGCGAAGAAGCGGAACATCAGTACATACAAGATTTGCAACGCACAGGATTATCTACCACCGATATAGATCCAGCGGCGCATGGAAAAATCAAAGGGCAAAAAACTGATGCCACATACAATGTTGGAGAATCTCAATCAGAAGATCAGTCTAAACCACATCTGTATCTAGACATGGATGGCGTACAAGCTGACTTCTTTCTGCAGTGGGCCAAGATGTTTGGATTTAAGAACTACAGAGACATGGGAGATGTGGCTGCACAAACAGCCAACATCATGAAGTTAGTAGACAAAGGCGATAAGTTTGTAGAAGAATTCTTTGCTACACTGCCTATGTTAAAAGGCGGTGCTAAACTTTTAGCATTTTTACATCAAAATAAAATACCCTATACAATCTTATCAGCTCCATTACGTCTTAGATACGATGCTAGTACTGCAGGCAAACGCCGTTGGTTAGATCGATACACACCCGGTGTAAGTCAAAATGCAATTTTTACTTCTGACAAACACAAGTATGCTGTCAAAGGTGGTCGTGCCAATGTGTTGGTAGACGACCACGGAGAAAAGATCGCTAAATGGCAAGCCAAAGGCGGCATAGGTATCAAACATGACGATGCCACCACCGATAGCACTATCGAACAACTGTCAAAGATCTATTTGCAGTGACAATCTTTGGTAGTAAATACCTACATGAGTAAAAATACAGTACAGATAATCAAGAGCCCTTACGTTCGTAGCCATTGGTCGATAGATCAGCAGGCCGAACTGGCCACTTGTATGGATCCCGTAGATGGTTATCTTTACTTTATGGATAACTTTTTCTACATACAGCATCCTGTGAAGGGCAAGATACAGTATCATCCTTGGGACTATCAAAAACGTCTGATACATAACTATCATAATTATAGATTCAGTATCAGTCTCATGCCTCGCCAGACAGGTAAATCCACTTCAGCTGCAGGCTATCTGCTGTGGTATGCCATGTTCGTTCCAGATTCTACCATACTAATCGCGGCCCACAAATATCTTGGCGCACAAGAGATCATGCAGCGTATAAGATTTGCTTATGAAGCCTGCCCCAATCACATACGTGCTGGTGCTACCAGTTACAACAAAGGCAGCATAGATTTTGACAACGGTAGTCGTATAGTAGCACAGACCACAACAGAAAACACAGGTCGTGGTATGAGTATTTCACTGCTGTACGCAGACGAGTTTGCATTTGTGAGACCCACTATTGCACAGGAATTCTGGACATCCATATCACCTACGCTCAGCACAGGCGGTAAAGCCATTATCACATCGACACCCAACTCTGATGAAGATCAGTTTGCCTTGCTGTGGAAAGGCGCTAACAAAACAGTGGACGAGTTTGGCAATCAGACTGATCTAGGAGTTAACGGTTTTAAAGCATATCAAGCACACTGGCGTGAGCACCCTGAAAGAGACGACGAATATGAGCATCGTATGCGTAGTCAATTGGGCGAAGATAGATTCCGCAGAGAGATCTTATGCGAATTTATCATCGCAGATGAAACATTGATCAATGCTACCACACTATTTGAACTGGAGGGGCAAGAGCCTGTATTTAAACATGGTCAAGTCCGTTGGTATCAACAGCCCATCAAAGGCAAGACTTACGTTGTGGGCTTGGATCCCAGTCTGGGTACTGGTGGCGATGCAGCGGCTATCCAAGTATTCGAAGCTAATACCACAAGTCAAGTAGCAGAATGGCGACACAACAAGACGGTGATCCCTGATCAGATAAAGATTCTAGCAGAGATCTGTAGATATATATCCGGCCTCACCAATGAGCCTCAGAACATTTACTACACTGTGGAAAACAACACCATTGGTGAAGCAGCCTTGATCAGTCTTAGGGATTTTGGTGAGGAGAACATACCCGGCAGTTTCATGCACGAACCTGGTAAAAAACGTCGCGGATTTAACACTACACACAGCACTAAGATCACAGCCTGTGCTAAACTTAAACATCTGTTGGAATCCCGGCGCATGAAACTGCACAGCCGCCCCTTGATATCGGAACTAAAAGTTTTTGTGGCTTCGGGCAACAGTTATAAGGCTAAAACGGGCGATACGGATGATTTAGTCATGTCGACTATATTGTGTATCAGAGCCATGGATGTGATACAGAGTTTTGACGCAGAAATAAGCCAGCATTGGCGAGATCATGACGAAATCATACAGCCCATGCCCTTTATAGCCATCATGTAATTTTAATAAATACATTATGCCCCAAACTAGAGATACCATAGCCCAACAACTGTACGATCTACTGACAACCAAAGGTTTTGATGTCAAAACCCTTAACGACACTGCAGATCAAGATCAGCCTATACAAAGCGCCAATATATTCAGTTTCGATTTTATACACAATGGTACCAACTACGGCTCTGTAGTAATAATCCTAAGTCCTGATCTGGGCATAGAAATGCTGGTCACAGATGCCATTGGCAAACACATGGATAATCAATCTGGTGCTAAAGATGCTTGGTTTGATTTTAGAGAACAACTGCGCAATTTTGCAAGACGTGCCAGCCCAAAAGATATGAAAATATCAGACGCCAGCCAGCTGCCATATCGTTTGAAAAAAGCAGAATCGGCTAATCTAGCAGAAGGGCGTTATTGGGGCAGCAAACATATTAGCCGCACCACGGGTCCACAGAAAACTAAACTGAGAATAAGACACAGCCGTGATATCAACGAAGGCGATGCTAGATTTAGACACATACAAGAACTTTTTATAGAAACTGAAGACGAACAGAGATTCAAACTTCCTTTTACTAGTCTGGTGGGAGGTCGTGCCATGGCACGCCACTGCGCAGAAGGCGGCAACCCCTGGGACCCAGTGGGTCAGAATATCACGAAGATGGTCAAAGAGTGTGCGGTCATGGGTAATTTTTTGCGCAGAGTATCTGCAGGCAACTGGGCCAACACACCACAGATTGAACTGGTAGAAGCTGCACGCCGCCATTATCAAGAACAAAGAAAACGTTTAAAAAGTCTAGCAGGTCGCAGAGGTTATCAAAGCCATGTCAGCAATTTTGATTCTTCTGCAGATGTCGCAGTTACCGAAAGCACAGTGCAGGCCATCAAGGAATTGTTTTGTCGTGCACCTAATCAAGAAATGGTGGCAGAAGTAGCACCCATACTGGGAACCATGGCTGAAGCCGATCAGTTTGAAGCATGGGCTGACAGTCTATTAGAAGGTACTTGGTCATTGCCTAAAGACAAAGAAGACGAAAACAAGTTGATAGATATCATGAGCCAGCCTCTTAAGTTAGGCGCTAATGCGCAGAATGCCACTGGCAAATTATACAATCTATTGGGCGATGATGTACTGTTTGATATGTTGAGCGATGCTGCTGAATCCGATCCTGAAGCAGATGCCAGGCCCATTATCCTACAGTGGATGCAGAATCAGGGTGCCGATCATCAATCAGTTGCACGAGTCTCGCAGAAAATATCTCGCACACAACAGATTGATACCAGCGGTGGCGCACCCAAGATCAAAAGCGTAGTGCGTGAACCGGATGCTGAACAAGATCCAGCAGCAGTTCAGCGAGAACTATCTGGTGTTACACAGCGTCAAGTCCCACCAAATACTGTGGGCTTCAAGCCTTAAAATTCAATCCTGACATAAATAAGTTCGAACCCATGCTGGCATGATCGAGTCATAATCATGCTGCATTGAAAGTGAACCGTTATGACAGATTTTGTAACTCTCGCGAATACCATTATCCGCGACTGGTGGTTGTTAATATTTTTCTTTTCTCTTGGTGGAATCTGGTGGCAGCTCAAGCACTGGTTCAATCAGGTCAATACCAATATGGATTACGTGACCAAAGAACACGAGGCACAGAACCAAATCCTAAGCATTCTACACGAAAAAGTCATCAACATCGAACAAGACGTTTCAGAAATCAAAAGAGAATTATCTACTGTACACGAAGAAGTACATGAGCAAGAAGTCAAACTAGCCGTTTTAGAACACGAACGCAGCCCTACCAAAAGACGCAAAGTCGCATCTGCCTAATCTGGCAAAAAAACTACCAAAAAAATACTGTTTGTTGTTGACTCAACTAAATAATACTGTTACACTTGCAGAATGCTAGTGTATCTAGGCATAAACATAGACCAACTTAGGCAACGAAAGGACAAACCTACAATGGCAACATCAATGGCAGAAATTCGCGCCAAACTGCAGGCGCAAGAGAATCGTACACAAGGTTCTCAATCTGGTGGCGGTGATAATTCAATTTTCGCACACTGGAACTTAGAGGAAGGCAAGTCAGCAGTCCTCAGATTCCTCCCCGACGCAAATTCCAAGAATACATTCTTTTGGATCGAACGAGCAATGATAAAATTGCCTTTCGCTGGCGTCAAAGGAGAAATGGATTCTAAACCCACAGTGGTCCAAGTACCGTGCGTGGAGATGTGGGGCGACTCATGCCCGATTCTCGCAGAAGTACGTGGATGGTTCAAAGACCCTAGTCTGGAAGAAATGGGTCGTAAGTATTGGAAGAAGCGTAGTTACATCTTCCAAGGCTTTGTACGCGAGTCAGAACTCGTGGAAGATAAACTTCCAGAAAATCCTATCCGGCGTTTCATCATCAGCCCGCAGATCTTTACCATAATCAAAGCGAGCTTGATGGATCCCGAGATCGAAGAACTGCCGACCGACTATGAGCGTGGCTTGGATTTCCGTGTTTCCAAGACCAGCAAAGGCGGTTATGCAGATTACAGCACCAGTAAATGGGCGCGTAAGGAAACGCCACTAACGCAGGCCGAACTCACAGCGATTGAGAAATTCGGTTTGTTTGACCTCTCCAGTTTCTTACCGAAGAAGCCAACCGATGTAGAGTTGAAGGTAATGAAGGACATGTTTGAGGCCAGCGTTGATGGCAAACCTTATGATCCCGACCGTTGGGGTGCTTACTTCCGCCCTGGTGGTATGGCGGCTCCGGCTGGTTCCCCGGCGCCCTCTGCCCCAGAAGAAGCAAGCGCCACTTCTACCCCGGCCCCAGCCAAGGCAGCATCATCTTTCGACGAAGATGACGATGCTACTTCGGCATCAGTGGCCAAACCCGCGCAGGCATCTGGTTCAAATGCCCAGGATATCCTGGCTATGATCCGCGCACGTCAGCAAAAACAGTAATCAAAACTGTTGACTGATAGCAGGGGTAGCAGTATACTATTACTCTACCCCTGCACTTTCTTTATCGAGGACAAATAAAATGGCAAAAAAATCTATCTCTAAAATATCTGACAAATTGGCAAAAGTATCTGACAGTTTTACTGTACAGATGTATGACAACGGCTTTATGTTTGAAATCTCTGGGCGCAACTCAGAAGAAGATTGGCGCAGTGTAAAAATACTTTGTAACAGCCAAGAACAGTTGATCTCGCTGATCAACGAAGCCACAGAAATGACGAGGGATGAATAATGGGCAAGCCCTTTGACATCAGCAAGTTTCGTAAAGAAATTACCAAAAGTATCGAAGGACTCAGTATTGGTTTCAATGATCCCACCGATTGGATCAGCACAGGCAATTATGCTTTAAACTATTTGGTATCTGGAGACTTTCACAAGGGTATACCCCTGGGTAAGGTCACAGTATTTGCTGGTGAATCAGGTGCAGGCAAGAGTTATATCTGCAGCGGCAATTTGGTACGTCATGCACAGCAACAGGGTATATTCGTAGTACTGGTAGACACAGAAAACGCCTTAGATGAAGATTGGCTCAAAGCCCTGGGCGTGGACACTGATGAATCTAAACTACTGAAATTGAACATGGCCATGATCGATGATGTGGCCAAGACCATAACCAGTTTTATGACAGACTACAAAACACTGCCCGGCGATGACAAGCCCAAGGTTTTGTTTGTGATAGATTCCCTGGGTATGTTGTTAACTCCCACGGATGTCAATCAATTTGAAGCAGGAGATCTCAAAGGTGACATGGGCAGAAAACCAAAAGCACTTACGGCACTGGTTCGTAACTGTGTCAATATGTTTGGTAGTCACAATGTCGGCTTGGTGGCCACTAATCACACATATGCTTCGCAAGATATGTTCGACCCCGATGATAAGATTTCGGGTGGACAAGGCTTCATTTACGCAAGTTCTATCGTGGTGGCAATGAAGAAACTGAAACTTAAAGAAGATGAAGACGGCAACAAAGTTTCAGAAGTATTGGGTATTCGTGCTGCCTGTAAAGTAATGAAAACTCGATATGCCAAACCTTTTGAATCAGTGCAGGTCAAGATTCCCTATGAAACAGGTATGAATCCTTATTCAGGTCTAGTGGACTTGTTTGAAAAGCAAGAACTACTGGTCAAAGACGGCAACAGACTGGCGTATACCACACATGATGGTGAGATAATCAAGCAGTTTCGTAGAGCATGGGAAACCAATGAAGCAGGTTGCTTGGATCAAGTTATGAAGGATTTTTCCTCCTTGCCCATAAGTAAGAAGTCAATAGTTCAGACCCCGTCAGCAAATGAAGATACATTGGAAAAAATTGCTGACACTGTTGTAGAATCTGAACCATTGATCAAACGCAAGAAAAAGGAACCTGAATCACAATGAGCTTAGATATCATAGCCGAAATCTGGGACAATGTCAAGCCCAGTATCAATCCTGTGGATCGCCGTGATGCTGCCGAAGCAGTGGTAGCAACACTGTTTGAAAACAACTATGAGATTGACGACATCCGTGATGCTTTCCGCGGAGACTCGGATATCAAACGTGCTGTCAAGCAGTATGCTGAAGAGCACCTTGAAGAAGAGGAAGAAGAGGAAGAGTATGAGGAAGAAGACGAGCGCTGGTAAATGAGTTGGTACAGCAGAGTAGTAGCAGACATAGGGTCCATACCCGACTTCATAGCCTACTATGAATCTGAACTCTCGGAAGCCAAGCGTGAAGTAGGCATAGGTGGCCTGGTAGAACGCAATGTCAAGGATCTACCAGGTATCACCGAACATAGATTCAACCAACTGCAGGAAGTAGAAGCAGTATTAAACTATCTCAATATCCAACTGCGTAAGATACGCAGACGCCATTTTCAAAAATATCTTGAGGGCTATGCTCGCGCATTAAGTAGTAGAGACGCCGAAAAGTATGTAGATGGTGAAGATGAAGTCATTGACTATGAAACTATCATCAACGAAGTAGCACTGTTGCGCAATCGTTGGTTGGGGATCATGAAAGGACTTGACAGCAAGAGTTGGATGCTGGGACACATCACCAGACTAAGAACAGCCGGTATGGAGGATGTGACACTATGAAAATCGCAGTATGTTCCGGAGGATACGACCCCTTACACTCGGGTCACTTGGCCAGTTTCCAAGCAGCCCGTATGCTGGCTGATAAGTTGTATGTGGCAGTGAATTCAGATGATTGGTTATCTCGCAAAAAAGGTCGCGCATTCATGCCCTTGTCCGAGCGTGTGGCTTTGGTTAGCGCACTGCGATGTGTAGATCAAGTGATAGCATATTTCGACGATTCAGATGGCAGTTGCTGTGCCGCCTTACAAGAGATCAAAAGTCGCCATCCCAATGACACCATCATATTCTGCAACGGTGGAGATCGCACACGAGAAAACATTCCGGAGATGCGTGTGCCAGGCATAGATTTCCAGTTTGAAATAGGCGGCAGCGATAAAGCCAATTCCAGTTCATGGATCTTGGAAGAATGGAAAGCACCCAAGACCAGCAGACCATGGGGATACTATCGTGTGCTACATCAAGCCGCAGGAGTCAAAGTCAAGGAACTGACAGTGGATCCAGGTGCGGCACTGAGTATGCAACGACATCAAGGTCGCAGTGAGTTTTGGTTGGTCTCAGAAGGTTCGGCCACGGTAGATACTGTAGACCATGCCACTACAGATGTGGAACTCAAAGGAGTGTTTGATCGGCACCAATATCTACACATCGCTCGCAATGAATGGCATCAACTGATCAACAATGAATCTAACCCATTGCGTATCATTGAAATACAATATGGTGATCTATGCGAAGAATCAGACATAGAACGTAAGACTACCCAACAGCCCGCTGTTGACCATTAAATCTCTAGATGCTATACTAGATTCAAGTAGTAAAAAAGCCGTGGAAATACAGCGGCCAGCGGGCACTTATATTTGTTGCGTAAAAACAACAGAGCAAAATACCCGTGGTTGACCAATAAATCTAGATTTGCTATACTATGTCTATAGTAAACAATAATAAGGAGCGTGGTAAATGGCACAAGTTCGTATTTTAGATGGTTCCTATCGCGGCGTTGACGTGTCGGGTCAAGTGTTTACACTGATCCGCGACTTTCAATCTGGCGCTAAAGGCGGCAATGTATTGGTCGAAAACAACGGTGCGTTTCCGCAGTATGGAGATCAAATCAAAATTAAAGTAAATAAGATTTCTAACATTCAAGTGGTCAATGGAGATAATGTGAGCGAAACCGTACAATTTAAAAAAGCAGAACTGCAGATAGCACCGCAGGAGACAGACCAAGAAGCCATGGATCGTATCGCCACGCGATTTAGCATCCTTGACGAGATGACCCGTGCCTGTATCGCCGGCGATGTGCGTGCCATGATCGTGTCAGGTCCTCCGGGTGTGGGCAAGTCGTTTGGTGTTGAGTATCAGTTGGAAAAGGCTGGCATCTTTGACAAATTGTCAGGCAAAAAGGTCAAGTTTGAAATCATCAAAGGTGCCATGACTCCCATCGGACTGTACTGTGCCTTGTTCAAGAACAGCGATCCCAAGAATGTCTTGGTATTTGATGACTGTGACTCTGTGCTGATGGATGATCTTGCACTGAATATTCTCAAAGCGGCTCTGGACTCGGGCAAGAAGCGTCGCATCTGTTGGAATTCAGACAGTGCTATGTTGCGTCGTGAGGGTGTGCCCGATCAGTTTGAGTTCAAAGGCTCCTGTATCTTTATCACCAACTTGAAGTTTGAAAACTTAAGAAGCAAAAAACTTCAGGATCACTTGGAAGCATTACAATCTCGATGCCACTTTCTGGATCTTACTATCAACACCGAGCGCGACAAGATGTTGCGTATCCAACAGGTGCATCGTGATGCCGAAGGTGGCTTGTTCGCGGAATACAATTTTGATACAGGTGTAGCCGAAGCAATCTTCGAGTTCATGACTACTAATCAGAATCGTTTGCGCGAGTTGAGTCTGCGTATGTGCTTGAAGGTAGCAGACTTGGTCAAGGTGTCACCTGCCAACTGGCGTGCCTTGGCAGAGAATACTGTAATGAAGAATAGTTTTTAGCAGTACCCACTGACTTCACGCTCCTGGGTCAGTGGCATTTTGGGGACGGTAGGCAACTACCGTCCTTTTTTTACGGCGTTATGATATTCTTTGTGAATGTTAGATTGCCAGTCTGACGTCCAATATTTGAAATATCTTCTGTGGTAACAGCAGTATCATACCATACATGATTTGCAGTAAATGAGATTAAATTTCCAGCGCCAAAAATATTACCTGAATCCACATATCCCAGGGTGCCTGCATTAGGAGTGCCAAATGATGCAGCAGCCATGTAATTGCCGGTACCTGCTCCGTTGGCTGGTAGTCTAGCTATCAGTAGATTTCCCACGGCTAGGCTGGTGCCACCCATGACAGTGAATCCCGAATAGTCATTGTTAAATAATACGTTCCAATAACTCATCTGTGAGGTACCTAGGTTATTTGCGTCTATTGTGTTGTAATATTGATATTGCAGATATCTATCCAACTCTATGTTTCCAGTGACTCCGTTGAGTTTGTAAATGGTTGCTCCAGTAGTGGGAAACCAAACATTTCCTGCATTGTCCCAGGCAGGATATCTTGGCGTGCTAGATCCGCCCAAGGTTAGCACGGTGTTGCCAGTAGTTCCGCCAGGAGTCTCGCAGGTTTGCCATATGATATTGCCTGTGTGTTGATCAATCAGCAGACCTTGGAAGGCGCTGTTACGGATACCACCCATTGCTATGTTACCTGTGGTGGGATTGATTTTGATTCCAAAAGCGCTCTCGGTAGAAGAACTGACATTGGCTGTATAGTATTTTTGCCATATCACATTGGCTTCGGGAGTGATCTTTGTTAGGTAAAAATTTTGCAAAGCGCCCCTGGATGGTATACGAACCTGTCCACACACAAATACATTTCCTTCAGCATCGATGTCGATGGCGCGAGCTATGCCCTGTGAGTTGGTGGTCTGTCCGGGCACATTGGCAGATTTTTGCCAGATGATGTTGCCTGTGCTGGCTGAAACTTTGAACAAGGTAAACTGTTGAATGTTGTTGGATGTGCGTGCGTCTGATGTGATGTAGATATTTGCTTCGGCTGAATCTAGTTTACAAGTAAAGGGAGTATCTGTGTTGCCATTGACATAACGCTTGGCATAAACAATATTGCCGCTGGATTCCAATTTCAATAGAGAAATATCGTTGGCAAATTTTGAAGTGAGGAATAAATTTCCATTGGTGTCCCTGGCAATGCCGCCGCCAACAAAAGTGCCGTTGCCAGTTGCACTGGGATTAAAGGCGTTGTTGGGAGCAGCATACAAATTAAAATCACCTACTAAATTACCTGTGCTGTCTATCCTGGTCCAGCCAAGATAACTATTGGAAAGATTGGAATAGCTGGCGATAGAATACACATTGCCATTGGCATCTTTTACGGACTGCCCCAGGGCTAGTCTATAGTTGACAACCCATTGGTTTCCTGTGTCATTTTTGGCAGTGTTGATCCAAAACGCTGTGGGTTCCGGCACGGGTGGCACAGGTGGGGGAGCAGAAGATGATACTGCTGTGAGATTGATGCCG